CTCGCACTCGGCCGACAGCGCGCGATATCTGTTTGTCGGGTATCGGCCCGTTGAAGACGACTGGAAGGCGCCCCTGCGCCGCAATCTAAAGGGCGTCCTTTAGCGTCCACTTTGCGGTTGCTTAGTTTCGTGTTATAGATCGGGCAAACCTGCGGAGTTTACCCATGGACCAGCGATACCAAGGCCTGCTTGACATGCTGAATGGCGGGGGCGCTGGCCAAGCCGGGCCCACATTCGAAGGCGGCGGACTGTCGGGACTGCTCAACAGCTTGGGCATCAGGCCGATGGGGTATCGTGAAAGGCTCGCAGAGGCTCGCCCACAGCCCAACCCGATGCTGATGACGCCTACGGTGTCAACGATGGGGATGCCGCCTGTAGCGGACAATTTCGCATATGTGGCGGGCCGCCCTGATATGGCTGGCCCTGCGCCGACGATGCCCAACACAATGGGCGGCATCTCGATGCCAGGGCAACCGAGCCTGACGCAGGAGCAGATCATGCAGCTTCTGATGGATTTGAACCTGATGCCGCAAGCCCCGATGTCGATGTCGCCCAGAATGCCTGCGGGCGAGAACTACGACCCGATGGCGCGCGGGGCTGGGGTGTTCCCGATGGGCTACGGGCGGCGGTGATGAAAAAGCCAACCAAAGCCGCAGCCAAGGTCGCCAAGGTCATGGGCGAGTTCAAGAGCGGAACCCTTCACGGCGGCGTTGACCCGAAGGGGCCGAAGAAGGCGCCTGTCGTCACCAACCGAAAACAAGCAATCGCCATCGCTCTCAGCAAAGCAGGAAAGGCCAAGAAATGAAAAAGCCAGTGAAGTTCACGCCCTGCAAGGGCTGCCCCAATCCCACCAAGTGCAAATCCATGGGCAAGTGCATGCTGAAGGCCGCGAAGTGAAGGGCCTCTATGCAAACATCGCCGCCAAAAAGGAGCGCATCAAGGCGGGCTCCGGCGAGAAAATGCGCAAGCCGGGTGACAAGGGTGCGCCCACGGCCGCCGCGTTCAAGGCATCAGCAAAGACGGCGAAGAAGAAATGAAAACTCCGGCCTGGACGCGCGCAGAAGGTAAGGCAAAATCCGGCGGATTGAATGCCAAAGGGCGCGCATCCGCCAAGGCCGAGGGCATGAACCTGAAGCCCCCGGTGAAAGCCGGAGACAACCCGCGCCGAGCCTCGTTCCTGGCCCGCATGGGCAATATGCCGGGGCCCGAGCGCAAGGATGGCGAACCGACGCGGCTTCTGTTATCCTTGAACGCATGGGGCGCGTCCAGCAAGGCCGACGCGAAAGCCAAGGCCAAGGCCATTTCGGCCCGCAATGAGGCGAAGAAGAAATGACCATCACGAATTACGGCACGCTGAAGACGGCCATCGCGGACACTTTGAACAGGGACGACCTTACCTCGGTCATCCCGTCTTTCGTCTCGCTGGCCCAGGCGCAGTTCAACCGCAAGATCCGCTCGCACCGCCAGATCACGCGGGGCAGCCTGACGATCGACGCGCAGTTCGAAGCCCTGCCGTCCAATTGGCTGGAAACGATCCGCATCACGATGGACGCCAGCCCGATCCGGGTGCTGACGCAGATCAGCATGGACGACCTGACGCGGTATCGCACGGCCATCGATAACACGACTGACGCGCCAGTTTACTTCGCTCACAACGGGACCGACATTGAGTTGTTCCCGACGCCGAGCACGTCCTACACGGCTGAAATCACTTACTACGCCAAGGTGACGGCGCTGTCGGCGGACGGTGATACCAACTGGCTGCTGACCAATCACCCTGATGTATACCTGTACGGATCTTTGGTGCATACTGCGCCATATCTGAAGGATGACGCTCGCATCGCTCTGTGGGCCGGGTTGCTGGCCCAAGGCATGAGCGAGATTGAAGATGAAAGCACCGCGGCCCGGTTCGGATCGCCACTGCGGATGAGGATGCGTTAAAAAATGGCCGACACAACGACGACGACGTATGCCCTGGTCAAGCCCGAAGTCGGCGCGTCTGCGGACACTTGGGGCACAAAGTTCAATACAACGCTCGACAGTCTGGATGATCTGCTCGACGGCACGACCGCGATCAAGCCCAATCTGACGGCAGGTCAGTGGAAGATCGGCGGGGTAGCGGTCACCTCAACCGCTGCCGAGTTGAACATCCTCGACGGGGTGACATCCACGGCGGCCGAACTCAATATCCTCGACGGGGTGACGGCCACGGCGGCGGAGATCAACGCGATTGATGGCGTCACAGCGACAGGGACGGCGCTGATTCGTGCTGCGGATGCGGCAGCAGGGAGAACCGCCATTAATGCGGCAGTGTTCCCAGCAACAGGCTCTGGCGTAGGCCAATGGCTGTCTATAACCAGCGGTGCGGCGAACGTTGCTCTGAACCTTCCGGCTGGCGGCACTTGGGCGTATTTTGCTATGTCAGTCAATAATTCGACTGGCGGTGTAACCAGTTTTGCGGCTTCGGTCGCCGCAGGCGGGACACAAATTTTTGCCGCGATTGCTGGAGTCAATCATTTCGGTTTCGCGTGGAGGATTTCATGACCTTTGAGGTCTTGCCTGCCCTCTGCTACATCATGAAGTCATAATATCGTGGCCGACGAACAGCGTCTTGAGCGCATGGAAAACAAGATCGACGAGTTGACCAAGGTAGTCACGTCGATGGCCCGCATCGAGGAGCGGATGATCACGCTGTTCAAGCGCATGGAAACATACGAGTTCCGGCACGATAACCTTGATGGCCGGATCGGCGATGTCGAGAAGACCGTCACCAAAACGGGTGTGGTGGACCAGGTACTGGAAAAGGGCTTTTGGGTCGTCATCGGCGGGGGCATTGCCTACGTCGTCAAGGTCTTCGGAGAGCAACCGTGAGACCGCTGAACGAGATCATTGTCCACTGCACGGCCACTAGGCCCGACTGGTGGGAAACCCGCACCACCGCGCAGAAGGTGGCAGAGGTCAAGCGGTGGCACGTTCAGGACCGCGGTTGGTCCGACATCGGGTATCACTTCCTGATCGACCGTGACGGCAAGGTGGTGGCCGGCAGGCCGCTGCAGGATGTCGGGGCGCACACGCAAGGCCACAACACCGGCACGATCGGCATCAGCCTGTTCGGCGGGCATGGCTCCGCGGCGACAGATGCTTTCGCGGAAAACTACACGCCAGAGCAGGACAAGGCTCTGCGTGATTTGATTGCCCACCTGCGGACGAACTATCCCAGCATCACCAAGGTCAGCGGGCATAACCAGTATGCCGCCAAAGCCTGCCCAGGGTTCAACGTGCCGACGTGGTATGGAGAGCAATCAACTACCCAGCCGCTGGTGGCTACTTCGTCGGCCAGGGGCTTGTGGACTCCGAAACCATGCTGACCCTCGGCGGGGCCGTGACGACGCTCGTGGTGGCCGTTTGGTCGATCTATTCGAAGAAGAAGGCGTGAGCGAATTGCTGGCCATCACGGTTATCCTGATCGTGGTGGTCGTCCTGTTCGCCGTGGCCACCGGCCGGAAATCTGGCAGCAACGCCAAGGAAAAGCTTGAGGCCGTGCGCAAGGCCGAGGAGGTCAAAGATGAGGTCGAGGCCCTTCCTTCTGATACTTTGCGTGCTCGGGCTCGCCTCTGGGTGCGCAAGCCCAAGGGGTGACTTCTGCGACATTGCCGACCCAATATACTTTGGGCGCGATGATGTGGTAGACTGGCTTTCAGTAAATGATGAACCGCTCCTGCGCAGCATCGTCACCCACAACAGTCTGGTCGAAACATGCCCCTAGTACCGTTGCAACTCCCGCCCGGCGTCTACCGCAACGGGACCGACCTGCAGAGCGCGGGACGGTGGCGTGACGCATCTCTCGTGCGCTGGACGGACGGCACCATGCAGCCTGTCGGCGGGTGGCTGACGCGCGTCACGGTGACCGATCAGCCGCTGCGTGGCGCACTCGCCTGGCGCGATCTTGACGGCGATCGGTGGTTTGCCGCGGGCAGCCACTTGGGGCTGTTTGTCGGATCCGCCAGCAACACCATCACCAACATCACGCCAGGTTCGTTTGTCGGCGGCACTAAAGACGCGGCGGTCAACCTTGGCTACGGTGGTGGGTTCTACGGTACGGGCGCATACGGCATTGCGCGGCCCGACACGGGTACCTACAGCCCCGTCTCGACGTGGTCGCTGGACACCTGGGGCGAGTACCTCGTCGCCTGCAACCCCTACGACGGCCGCCTGCTGGAGTGGCAACTGAACACGGCGAACGACGCGGTTGCCATCACCAACGCGCCCACGGGCTGCGATGGCCTGATGGTAACGGAGGAACGGTTCCTGTTCGCCTTCGGGCCGGGTGGCAACTTCCGCCGCGTGCAGTGGTCCGATCGGGAGGACAACACGACATGGACCCCGCTTGTCACGAACGAAGCGGGCGACATCGAGTTGCAGACGGCGGGGCAAATCATGCTCGGCATTCGCACACGCGGGCAGGCTCTGATCCTGACCGACCAAGACGCGCACACGGCGAGTTACCAGGGCCCTCCGTTCGTGTACGGCTTTGAGCGGGTCGGATCCTCCTGCGGTGCCGTTTCCCGCTTGTGCGCGGCCTCGGTGGACGCGGGCGTCTTCTGGATGGGGCCGGGCGATTTTCACGTCTACTCCGGCGGCGCCGTGAGTGAGGTTCCGTGCGAGGTGGCGGACTACGTCTTTGAAGACATTAACCGCACGCAGATTTCCAAAGTTGCCGCCGTGGCCAACGCCAGATACAATGAAATCTGGTGGTTTTACCCGTCTAGCAGCAGCTTGGAAAACGATCGATATGTGACCTACAACTACAAGGAAGGCCATTGGAGCACGGGCAGCCTGGCCCGCACCAGCGGCGTGGATGTCGGCATATTCTCTACGCCGATCTGGATGACGCCTGCCGGCTTGGCGGTGAACCACGAAATCGGCAACCAGACGGACGGGGCCGAGGCGTTTGCCGAAAGCGGGCCGGTGCAGATCGCGACGGGCGACAACGTCATGAGCGCGCTGATGCTGATCCCGGACGAGAAAACGCAAGGCCAGGTCACGACTACCTTCCGAGCGCGGTTCTACCCGAACGACACCGAGCGGACCTACGGGCCGTATGCGATGGCAAACCCGGCCGACCTTAGGTTCACGGGTCGGCAGATCAGCATGCGAGTGACTGGAGAACAGAATACGGACTGGCGGTGGGGCATGCCGCGCATTGACGTGCGCCAGGGTGGCCTTCGGTGAGGTTTGGCATCCCACCAGTCGGCGCCGACTACAGCACATGGGCGAACGACCTGCGCCGCTGGCTGGCCCGGACGTGGGACAACCTGACGTTCAAGGACGCGGCCGCCTCGGCCACGCAGGACGGCACGCTGCTGTGGGATCCGTCGGGCGGCTATCCGACTGTCTCCAAGGATGGCGTGTGGCGGCAGATCGTGCTGGCCGATGGGTACGCTATTTTCAGCCAAGACGTTGATATAACGGCGGCGGCGGCCAACACGGCTTACAAGATCGCTCTGGACAACATTGCGTCTCAGGGCATCACGCTCACCGGATCGCCGCTGACGGAAATCACTTTTGTCGAGGGCGGGCTGTACGAATTGTCCTTCGCCGCGCAGATCAGTTCGACGTCAAGTTCGACCACTACGTTCAGATTCTGGCCACGCATCAACGGGTCGGACGTGCCGGGCAGCACGATCGTCGCCAGCTTGCACAACAACGACGCCACAACCGTTGTATCCCGCACGTCAATCTTTACCGTAACGGCGGGAACCGTGTTGAATGTCATGTGGGCAGTGAACCGGGTTCAAGGCTATCTTCACGCAACCCCAGCGACAGCCTACGCGCCCGTAGCCCCATCGATCACGCTCAATATCACGCGGGTGCAGGCGTGACGGTGAGCCAGAAGCAAATACAAGACTGGATTGAGGCCGCGTTGGAATACAGCGGCGGCACGCACGTCTACCAGGACATCGTGGACGCGATCGGCGAGGGCCGCATGCAACTGTGGCTTGGAGAAAGGGGGTGCGCTGTCACTGAAATTGTGGTATTTCCTCGCAAGAAGGTGC